GATTGCCCCACCTCAATGGGTGGGGCAGTTCCATATCTCCCGACGAAGGGTCACTCATGGACACCTTGACGTTGCGGAGAGAGGAAGACCCAGAGCCTAAAGAAACATTCTTGAATCGGTATGCACAGTGGGCTGCCACCCGAACAGATGCACCGATTCAATATCACACCACTACGGCCGTGGTCATCCTATCCGCGATCATGGCGCCGCATGCTGTCCTTCCAACTTCCTTCTCTGAGATTCGCCCGAACGTCTGGGCAATGATCCTGGCTGGCACCACGATCACTCGTAAGTCTACCTCAATGGATATGGCCTTGCGAGTCCTAGATGATGTTCACCCGGATTACCTAATGGCAACCGATGGATCACCTGAAGGGTTACTCAGTGAGCTATCCTTTCGAGACGGTAAAGTCTCCCTCTTCCATCGGGATGAGATTACGGGTTTTCTTCAATCATCTCAGAACAAAGAATACCTTGCCGGACTGTTGGAAACACTAACTCGTCTCTATGACGGTAGGCGCGAAAAGCGAATCCTAAGACGGGAGACTATCGACGTAAAAGATCCTCGGTTCATCATGTTGTGTGGTGGAATCAAGGAGAAAATGCAGTCTGTCACCACCGTTGAACATATTCAGTCGGGGTTTATTCCACGGTTCTTGATTACTACCGGTGCGACGACTATTGATCAGATGCGGCCAATTGGTCCGCCGTCTCACGAAGATCAAGGTGAGTATGACCCGCGTGAGGACATACTCAAGGAACTATTTGACATCGCTAATTTCTGGATGCCTTCAAAAAAGAAGGATACAATTACCATTGGTGGACTGAAGAAAACGGTCCACAAGACCCAAGACAAAATGGTCATGAATGCAACGTCAGAGGCCTGGTGCCGTGTTCGACAATTGCAGAATGACGCTTTACGGTTGGGGGAGAGATCAATTTCCCCGTCGATCTATACCCCCATTTATAGTCGTCTCTCTGACTCGATTGTCAAGATCGCAATGCTCCTAGCAGGGGCAGAGCAACGGATGGTGGTCGAATACGAAGACGTTTGCCAGGCCATCAGCTATTCAGATATTTGGTTGGTGGCTGCGACGGAATTTGCCACGGGTGTCGAAGATCAACCAGATTTCACACCATTTGAGAAAAAGCTCAGGAAAGTCATTGCGTACATTGTGTCCCGATTCCGAGACCAGAAAGCAGCACTTACTTCTCGCAGTGACATCATGCGTCGATTCCACGTAAGGCAGAAAGACATTGAAGACATTGAGAAAACTCTCATTGAGCGCGGACTCATTCGAGTCACCACAACAATCGGAAAGCGGTCCGCCACAGGCAACACAATTGCCAAAGGCAAAACCATCTACGAACCGACGGACCTTGCCCTTAGCGGGTTCGAGTCAGACACCCTCAGACTCGAACCAACCCCCGGAACAGGTGATTCGTAAGCACCCATTGGCAAAGTGTGAGGAATGTCCTCTCTATGCCCGAGGGAAGATGGTCCCTTCCTCTCCCTCAATTCCCGTCGGCCGGGCTGCCCTGGCCATCGTGGGGGAGGCACCGGGAAATGTAGAGATAGCTCGGGGGGAACCTTTCCTCGGACCTTCCGGTCAACTCTTGAAAGCAAGTCTTGACCATTACGGTGTTCATCGAGATCAAGTTCTATTGACCAACGCGTGTTTGTGTCATTACCCTCAGTCAATGAAAAAGCTTCCTAAGGAAGCACTAGAGGCCTGTAAGCCTAGACTTCACCAAGAGATTATCGACTCTGGTGCGCCAGTCATCGTGCCTATGGGCAATTCAGCAGTTCAGGCAGTATTTACTAAAGGGGAAGCCAAGAAAGGAATCACCCGTCTTAGGACTGGTCGACCGAAGAAGTCTGAAAACTTTCCAGATAAGGATATCGTCCCGGCCTTCCATCCTGCCGCATGTCTTCGTAGCCAAGAGAAGTTCCCTCGAATGCTTACCGATTTAGGTAAGGCAGTAGATGCTAGGAACCTTCCGGATGCTTGGTATGAACCAACCTTCTATGTAGTAGAAGATCCGGCCGAGGGTTCGGACATTCTTCTTTCGATGCTCTCCACTCACATGAATCGAAATGTCATATTCGACATTGAAACTTCACGTGAGAAAGACATTTCATTTGGTAATGCTCATCTTAACCGACTTCTTTGTGTTGGTGTAGGACCTGAGCTGACAGATGACGTCTTTGTTTTCACGGAGAGTTGCTTCAAGTCTCTAGCTTTCCGACAGGACTTCAAGTTCTTTCTGTTGAAGGTTAAGGTCTGTGCACAGAATGGTAAGTTTGATATTGGATCTCTAAGAGCATTCCTTGGATTCGATGAGTTTGAAGAGATCGTCCTCGCCGAGGACACAATGCTCCAGTCCTATTCCCTATTCGAATATGCAGGTGTCCATGGACTCGAATATATGGGCATGGAGTTGTTGGGTACCCCTGACTGGAAATCTGAGATTGAACCTTACCTTAGAGGTCCGGAGGGAGATGGGGAGCCCGACTATGCGAATATCCCTCCACATATTCTTCATCGTTACAATGCCTTCGATGTACACGCGACGCGCCTCCTGCTCTCGCACTTTTCCCGTCAAATTAAAGCCAGGGATTTAGAAGATGGGTACAATTTTACACTTCGAGTCTCGCGGATGCTCACACTCGTCGAGCCACGTGGGATCGGATTCGACACAGCCTACTCACAAGAATACTCCAATCAGCTCCAGAAAGAAAAGGAAGAACTCGAACTTCGTCTCCCTCAAGTCTGTGACCCAGATGCCAAGGGAAAAAAGCTCCGAGAACTCCACCGCCTTAACCCTAATTCTCCCAATCAGGTTACAAGGTACCTGGCAGATCACGGAATCGTGGTGGACTCGACAGAAAAGGAGGTTCTTAAAGAACTCTTGGGAAAGACGGACACGCAAATACCACCTGAAATCAAGAGAATTATCGGGACTATCCTTGACATTAGAGCTATCACGAAACTTGATGGCACATTCGTTCGAGGGATGAGAGAACGTGTCACGCCTGAGGGTACTGTCAATCCAAGTTTCCTGGTCCACGGAACGACAAGTGGACGGTTATCAAGCCGAAATCCTAACAGTCAAAATATTCCCCGCAGTAAGGACGTTAAAAAGCAGTTTATCGCCACTGATGAAGCTCATACGCTCATCGGTGTTGACATGTCTCAGGCAGAATTGCGTGTACTTACCTGGCTATCCAAGGATGAATCCCTCAGATCGATATTCAACGATCCATCACGTGACCTTTTCGTCGAGCTCTGTCGACTAGTTTTCCCCGCTATTTTCCCGAAAGAGATACCAGATAAGGAGGTTAAGGAACATGAACTCCGAAGGCTACTCAAAACCATGGTATATGGGATCAGCTATGGTAGGACTGCTTCTGGTATTGCTGCCGACCCAGACTTCCATATGTCTGTGGCGGAAGCTCAAAAGTACATGGACATGTTCACAGATATCATCCCAGGAGTCATGCAATTTCAGGAAGCTCTCATCGCAGAAGTCATGGATGAGACCAACACAGATGTCCTCTGGACACCATTCGGCCGACGTCGTCAGTTCTTCCTGATCACTCCTCAGAACTACATCAATGTTGTAAATGAAGCTAAGTCTTTTATGCCTCAGAGCATCGCTAGTGATATAGTTCTAGAGGCGGCATGTCGACTGACGTTCGACCATCAAGTGCCAATCGTGAATATGGTACATGATGCCATCTATGCGAACGTACTTAAAGAAGATGCAGAACGCACAGCCAATCTGATCTCAAAGGTCATGATTGAAGTAGGAGAGGAAGTGACAGAGGGATATGTCAAATTCGCCACCGACCAGAAAATCGGATACTCATGGGCTGACGTGTGATAGATGTTATTCAACTTCCCAAGTTGAAATCTTTACTGAATGTTCAACCTGTGGAGAAGTTCCACTCTGCCCGATATGCACAATTGTTCACCGAGAGGAAATTAACGATGTGGTGAGCTATGAGAGATCGTGATCCGATAGTTCCTCCCTTCCATGTCATAGGTCTAGATCCGGGTGGGACTACGGGTTGGGGACGAGTTCTCTTCAGACCATCTAGGCCAACTAGAATGTCTGAATTGCATCTGAGTGATTTCATACTGACTACCGGAGAACTTCGGGGCGAATTTCATCACGATACCCTCTATCGAATGATGGAAGAGCGCTGGAATGATTATCCAGATCTGAGACCAGAGTTCGTTACTGAGCCTTTCCAGTTTCGTCAATATGCGGAAGCTAAACGCTCAGACGTTGAACTGATCTCTCGTGAATACATCGGAGTCATGCGTCTGTTCTGTCAACACCACGCTCGGGATCTACCACACGCACCCACTCTCTACGATCGGTTCAATGCAGGGCAGGCAAAGGACTATGTACCAAATTTGAAGCTTGAAAAGATAGGATGGCTAGTCACACCACAGCATCCCAACCGTCACAGGAATGACGCACTTCGACAGATCGTCAAGTACCTGGTAGTCGAGAAGAGAATTCGCCATCCAATTACCTCAGCATGGAAAGATGATGAGGCGGCATGACAATGAATGTGAATTATCCTCAGGAAGGTAGAGATCTTCTGTTTCCCCCAGAAGCAGTGACAGAGATCCTGTATAAGGGTGAATGGCTGGAGGTTAAGTCAGGAACCTTTAAAGAATTCATGATGGATAACGTGACCTTTGTGCAGTTCGTTGACCCGACGGACAATACAATTGTATTCCTGCTCGACCGGCTGATTGAGGGCTGGAAGCTGGACCCTAGGCTGGTAGTATTGGTGAAGGAAGATGAAAACAATTCCCTTCCTAGTGGAGACTAAAAATGTATTCAGGTCCTCTACATGATCCGGAGCAAGATCCAGATTATTGGCGAATTACGCCATACGTTGCATCAAAGAATGACGCAACTTTTCCAGATGACTGGTCGTCCGATGCCACTGAACGTGACCTTGTGGGTATGTGGCTGGATGGACCAACAACAGCACCACAAGGCGTTTCAATTGCTACTTTCCTAATTCCTAGGGGAGCAGCACCCGTCAATCTTAGGGATTATCGATCTGCTAAGGCTAAGGGGTGGGGAGATGGCTGGCCCAGTTGCTCAGGAGCACAAGGTAATCTTGTCACAGTTACCACAAATCGCTCAGGATCACGTTTCAATGTGCATCGAAAGATTGCAGTCCTTGTCGACTTACTTGCGGACGAAACCGAACGCCGGGGATATCTTGGAAAGCCTCCGCAATGCGGAGCTTACAATTGCAGGCCTATTGGCGGAACCAAGATTGCTAGTAACCACAGTTTCGCCCTTGCCCTTGACTGGAACTGGCAAGAGAACCCATTCTCCACAACGGCCCTCCAAGTTATGACAATGCCCCTCTGGATGCCTGAGCTTTGGAATAAGTTTGGCTTTGCTTGGGGTGGTGATTACACTGGCCCTAAGAAAGACTGTATGCACCTGGAATTCATGGGAACGCCTGCACAGGCTGATCTATTGACTGATAGGGCAGTCAAGGAATTCAAACTAGGAAGTCCACTCCCCGTAGGGAGTCTTCCAGTCTTGAAGCTCTCTGAGCCAAGGATGACCGGATCGGCTGTAGAGAAGGTTCAGAAGGTTATCAAGGCTTGGTATCGTCTGCCGGATGGATTTGTAGATGGTGTGTATGGTCCGGCGACGGTTGAGCAGGTAAAGAGAGTTCAGGTTAATGGGACCCCAAAGCTCACCGCTGATGGTGTTGTCGGGTCCCTCACCTATGCTAAGCTAGGTATTAAGAAGGTTTGATGGATAGGAGGGGTCCCGGCCTCTCCTTCCATTTCAACATCCCCTCATTTTGAGGTTGCCGTTGACTAATGGTTCTGATGGGTGGTCTCATCTTAAGACCACCATTTCCAACACTGGCACTCATTCCATTGAAACGGATCGGTCTGGGTACATCCTCGAAAATCGAGAGAAATAAAGTACTATAGACAGCTATCATCGATATAGCCGCTGAGAAAGTTCCAAATCCACTCACAAAAAGCTCGGGAGAAGCTATGAGTGAAGCAGATAAGAAACGCGTTGCTGATATCAGTGAGTTGATTTCTGTAACGACAATCAGTGAAACAGACCCATTGGTGGCAACGACAGCAGAAGACGCAAACGTACAGTATGCCATCATGTTGGCAACGCCAGCACTGGTCACGATTGCCAATGCATTGAAACTTATATCTGACACTAGGGCTATGACACCAAAAGTGGAACGGATCTCCAACGCATCTAGTGTTGTCAAGACACTCATGCTAATTAGTGATACTGCATCTAGAACTGCCAGCGCGTTGAATGACGCACTAACAGCCATCGACAGAATTCCGAAGTAATCTGTCTCTTCGCTCCCCACATATAGCGTGTAATCACTAATAAGAGAAACGGACCCCAGAGCAATGACTGTCGCTTCTCCGGTATTCAAGGATGGAACAACCGATAGCGATATCGTAGAGTACGATTCAACGACAGCTACCGCTGTCAGTATTGGCTCTGCATTCAGTGACAAGCTAGCAAATACAACATTGGTAGCACTCGCTAGTATTGTGGATTCGGCAGTAAGGACAAGCGATCCCTCTACAATTGAGAAGGATATTGCATCAGTCGTTAGGTCAGGACTGGCAACAAGTGAGACACTAGAGACAGCAATTAGAGATGCTGTGATCTCTATCGTCATTACTGCATTCAAGGAAAGTGCAGCCATGTTGCTTACTACGGCTGCCGCACTGAATGAAGCAGATGATTCGAGTGCTACTGATGAGTCATGAGTCTGACCGCTTACCGTAGATAACGTAGCGGTCACAGATAGGTCAACCGAGGATACCGCTGTCCTGTCCGCTGTAACGGCTAATGTCGTATCGGCAGTCAGGCTCAGCGCTCCCCACTGAGCCTGGCTGCTTACCCCTGCCGTGAGTGTGTAAATAGAACTTAGAGAGATAGTTCCTAGTTGTGTAACTATGCCCGCAACAGACAGGCTGGCGGTAGGTGTAAGAGATACGGCCGAAGTGTGAACCTGTGAACTAACTCCAGCCGTCAAAGTAGATGACGCTGAGAGGGATACCGCACCCTCTTTCTGAAGGGTCCCTCCAACTGTGATAGTTGGAGTAGAGGTTAGAGAAACTGCCCCCTGCTGCAACACCGTACTAAGAGCAAAGGTACCGCCGTAAAAGTTATCTGCTGAATTACTGGTGGAAAATGTTCTAGTTCCGGTGGACCCCGGAGTTGGAATATCGTCAGAGGCAAATACGCTGGGAACACCCGTACCAGTGGATGGTTTATAGACTACGTTACTGTCTGTTTCAGATGGAACAGTGAAAGTTACTGTGTTAGCTCCCGATGTTCCATAAGAAGCAGCAACCATGTCAATCCGAAGTGCTTTTGGATCAACAGTGGTTATAGACGGCATGGCAATTTCGGTAGCTGGACCAGTAACCCTAGTAGTTGTCGCTGTTACATCAAACAGAGATGTTGAATTTCGTTCCTTAATGTTGAGAATACCGGCACAGAATGCAGCTGAACCCGAGAAGCTAAAGGTAGTGGTACCTTCTCCAGAAACCCAAGCTTTACCAAATACGTAGAATCTAGTGGTGCTAGACCCAGTTACCAAACTGCCGTAATGTGAAGTCCACCCTGAGGGTGTAGTAACAGTGCGACTGTTACTAATCATGATTATTACTAGTCGGTAGTCACCAGTTGAAGGACTACCATTAGTCTCGGAAACGTTAACTGACGTAGCTGAGGTAGCTAAGCCCGCCGACCCCTGCCACTGAACCATTTAACCGGAAATCCTTTAACTCACGTTTGCTGAGTTACACGTAGCAAGAACCAACTACCACCAACATTGCGTAACGTAAGGAATGCCCGCTTGTTTGCAGCTATTGAAATTGGACTAGTAATATTTGTAGTAAGCACAATTGATGCATGGATAGTAAGAGAGAATGTCACTGTGGGCACAATTTCAACTTCAAGCGTTTGACCAGTTACTCCATTAGATGGAACACCTAATGTAAATCCGGCAACCGTAGTGTCAATCCTGGCCAATGGTGCTAAAGAAGCATCAATAGTTAGAGTTCCACCATTAGCTGGACTCGCTGGAGCATTAACTCCATAGTGTGTATGGTTACCAAAAGACGCTTGTGCCGACCCAGTACCGAGGGTGACTACCCCAGGAACACTTGCGGTGGCCAATTCCAAGTTTCGGCCTGACATTTCAGAGAACCACAAGTCAGACCAACGAATTCTTGAGGTGCCGCCAACAAGATTCTGGTTAAGGAGGAACAGAAGCCTAATATAGGCAGTACCGTATGGGAATTTATTGCTGTCGCCTATTCCAGTGCTGTCGTAGGTACCAATATAGCCTTCATAGCGAGTCCATGCATTTGGTACAGAACTGTTGCTTAGACCAATATATTTATAAGAGGAGCCAGAAGAACCGTTACGGACGGGTGTGCCAGCTGGAAGAGTAGGTCCTGCCCATGAAGTTCGTAGTGTGATTACGTTTCCTGAGATACCACCTTGAAGCCATGATCCATTAGTTGCCCAGTCCGCATTATAGGCAGCACTACTGTATCGACTATAGGTATAGTTTGGATATGTATACCCCTTGGAATTGGTGTAAGGCCACCAGGAGAAAATACGGGCATAGGGGGTAGTTCCGTTGTGCCAACCGGTCGCATCTGTAAGAGTGACCGTAGTATCGCCAGGATTTAGTTGAACTGCAAGGGTGGTGTCTGTTGATCCAGGCCACTTCAGATAATGGCTAGGCGAGATAGTTAACTTATCAGCATCGGCGGGCTCAATGCCAAAGTATTGACGATTCGTGGAATCGTAATTACCCCCACCAGTATCACCAGCCTTAGCCCAACCTGCCAATCGATAGTACTTCTCTGGATCTACCGGAATGAATTCATCACCGAACTTTGCCCCAGGATAGCCACCAGAGTGTCGAAACGATCCTCCACCACCATGGGTTTCAGTAGCATCGAATGTTGCCCAACTAGAGAAATTAGTGTTGTCTCCTAGAAGACCTGATCCGTTAGTAATCAGGTTTTGCAGTCGAGACTGTACATAAAGCGACGTAGGACTACTGATAGGCTTATTAACATCTGACGTATTGTCTACGTTCCCCAGACCAACGTCACCTTTAACAAGGGCAAGTGCAGTCTTCAACTGAGCGTATGTTTTACGAATCCACCCAGCACCATCAGTGACAAGTGCACCAGCAGTTGTGGAATCCAGTGCGGCAATTGTCGTTAGGTCAGAGTCAAGAACCTGTTTTCCATTAAGAGCAGTCTGAGTAGCTGTCGATATTGGTTTAGCAGTGTCGGCTGTATTGTCAACGTTTCCTAAACCAACATCACTCTTGGTAAGACTAAGAGCTGTTTTTAGTTGGGAATAAGTCTTGCGTATCCAGCCTGTTCCATCGGTGGCAAGTGCACCCGAAGACGAGGAATCCAATGCTGCAATGGCCGTAAGGTCAGCATCAAGTGGCTGTTTTCCGCTCAGACCAGAGTTTAAATCCGTAAGAGTTACCTCACCAGGCAAACCCTGATCGCCCTGGTCGCCCTGGTCGCCTTTATCTCCTTTGAATGTTCCCTGATCAATGAAAGTAGCTAAATCTTGAAGAGTAAGAGGACGCGACGAACCCAAAACAGGAGCAGCACCGGAAACAAGGACTACTCCATTATTCGCCGCTGCTGTCAGGATTTCGGTTACACGTTCATCGGGGACGACTAATCCCTGATTGTCAAAGACCATCCCATCATAGATAAATTCATTCTGAGGTAGCTTGACTCTAAGGATGGCCATCCCACACTTCCCACCTTCTAGTTAGGAGTAAGCCACCTGAATAGATCCAGCAGCAAAGGACAATGTGTCACCAGCAGCTGTCGTCTTGGAAGCTGAAAGAGCACCATACATCTTTCGGGTGGTATTAGCACCGTCATAGATGTCAACGTGAGTAGTAGTGGTGGCCGGCATACCGGTGAAGGCTACGGTTCCTGAGTTCTGGATGGAACGTCCGGAGGCTGCACCGAATGCACAAGCCTGCGCGGCGTAGGAACCTCCCAAGACCTGTGTACCCGCCGCCGTATCCGATGGCGCAGTAGTCGCCAGACGGAGCGTAGGGCTGGCCACAGTAACTGCATAATCGGTCACTCCACAAGAGGCTTCGAGAAGTCGCCTAACCTCTGCACTATCGAAAACAGCCATTTCAGTTGACCCCCTCAGCAAGCTTCACGTTAGGGTCACCAGAAGCGTTAGCTGTGGTGAAGATGGCTTCAGTGGGGGTCTCTGGATTCATCTGATCGACAAGATACTCGACCAATTCTTCGTTCTTCTTACCATCTGTAGAATGTCCACCAGCACCTTCGAGAACCTTCTTACAAACAGGACAATCAGTAATCAGAACGTGGCAATCCATGTGGTAATAGGCAGTATTGCCATCGGGGAGAGCTACCTGATCCCGAGGTGCTCGGTCTACCTTGCCACAGCCAACACATGGCCTCATTGGCCGCTCATCGTAGTTTTCAGCCATCTACCAATCCATCTTGAAGGGGCCATGTCCGACCCGGTCAGGTTTAGACGTTAGATTAGGTCCTGTGAGAAAGCAGTCGTAATGGTATCTGGACCACCGCCACTCTGAGGTTACCAGTCCATCAGGACTTAAAACTATTTCACTCCCAGATGTGAGAGTGAGCCATTCGTACTTAGGACCATCTAGAACCTCAACGTCCAATGTGGACAGTGTGGCAAAAGGAACGCCATCGTACGTTGGGTATGGCACGATCTTGATAAAACAAGACCATGTTCCCACCGTGAAATCGATGTTGCCTCCGACCCCATCACTCAGATCTAGAGAAATAGGACGGAAAGAGCCAGGAGCTAAAACTATTTCTGCTACACTCAAAGCTACCTCCCTGCCACGTCTCTAGGTTATCATGCAGGCCATAGGACCACTTAGATTCGGGTCCTTTTCTCAGCGTCTGTTTCCCTAGGGTACACTAGAGCCATGGACTTCTCGGAATATCAAGCTCGGACCGCACACACGGCTATTTACCCTCAAGCTGGTACAGGCAACGAACTTGCTGTAAATTACACAGTTCTCTCTCTAGCTGGTGAAACTGGAGAGATAGCGGGAAAATGGAGCAAGTATTATAGAGATGCTTACAAGCATTACTACGGTCAGCCAGAGAACCTAGAAGAGTACAAAAACAGATTAAAGAAAGAGGTAGGAGATCTGCTTTGGCATCTCTCTCAACTTTGTACGGAACTGGGAATTGATCTAGGCGAACTGGCACAGTCTAATTTGGACAAACTCAACGATCGTAAGAATAGGGGGGTCTTAGGAGGTAGCGGTGATAATAGATAAAGCACAATGGAAACAGTGGTTGTATGAGAATCTTCAAAAAGTTGAAAGAAATCCGTACAGCACTCAAACTATTCCGGACCCCACACCATCTACGCCTTCAAAGAAAGAAGAGAATCCAAGTCCGTCTGAACCGCCTGAGCCAGACAATGATCCTCCTGAACCTCCCGACTGGGAAGATCCCGATGATCGATGATAAGGTCGGGATGCCTCACTAGGAGAGGACACATGGCAAGTATCTCAGAGGCAATCAGGGATTGGTTTAATCAGCCAATCATTGCCAAAATCGAGGAAGTGGGTCTTATAATCATGGCTAATGAAGCAGATCGCCTTCAGCAGGTCGCCGATCAGTTGAATAACAACCTGTTCCCCGCAATCTCTCAGCTTCTTCAGGAGAATGCCACACTCCGTTCCCGGAATGCCGAACTGGCCGGTGAGGATGCAGCGGAGTCGGCTGCTACTGACAACGTTGTTGTAGCCACTCAGAACGTGTCCAATCTGTTCTCTGATCCAGATGTCCCGGACGTCGAGCCAATTGAGCCTCCGGCCTGATCTATTTCAGACATAGAAAATACCCCCTTGGTGGCCAAACCGAGGGGGTATTTTCTTATTCAATTATAGAGGTGTTGTGTTCGTCTAGGCCGTGGGAGAGCCTGCCCTAGCAACACCAGATAGGTACTTCTGTTTCCCTACCTTTCTCCATCCCCAGTCGCCCAGCGATCGGGATGAAGTCTACATATCTAGTGCAGCCCGAACCGCACAATCCTTAGCCTCCAAAAGCTTCTGAAGACAAAGAGTAGTTTGAGGCACTTCAGGGAGCTCTTCAACAAGGCAAGTTGCTAACTCAGCAAAAACTGCTGAAGTGGCACGGAGGGGACCCTCAGGAAGGTGATCGTATTCAAAATATCGAAAGACAGCCGCGCTAGCTGGGTGCATCTTCTATTAACTCCTACCAATAGTGGGAACGGGAACCGACCGGATGACCGGCTGACCCGAGAATCAGTAGTACAAGACCAATGACTAAGACAATCCAGCCAATAGTAATGAGCAATCCAATCGAAAGAAGATAGCCCACAATCAGAAGAATCAGACCTAGGATGATCATATCATCTCCATAACGCACGCAACAGGAGTAGCTTCTCCAATATGCCAAGCGGCACACACTCTATGATACCCCTCAGCGATGATAAGAGGAAATTGACGGCTACCCTGCACTAGTAGAACTCGACTAATCGTCTCACCCTTCTTGATTTTCTCAAGGTACTTCTTCACACCAGCATTTTCCTTTGGGAGAATTAATCCCATATTTCCAGAAGCACGAAGGATGTCTTTTGCTGGGATAGTAACAGACTCCGGATTCAACCCCCACTCGAAGCCCAAGAGTCTGAGATAAGCTCTAGCATCTTGGATATCGTCTTCAGATGCTGTGTTAGACCAATTAATAGAAGCCATACTATTCTCCAATTTTAATATGGTGCCCTAGAAGGGGTGCCACCCTCCTAGGCACACCATACCGCCCCTGGCACGGGACTTGTGGCCACGCGGATTACAGGGATTGATCCGTCGCTCCACCGTATCCCCAACGGGATTTGAACCCGTGTTGTCGGAGTGAAAATCCGATGTCCTCACCTGACTAGACGATGGGGATTAGTGGGAAGCGATTTGGAGTATAACCCAGTATCAGTGATCAACCAGCCCATCACCCTACTCCAGATTCTTATGTGGCTGTCCACGCTTCCCGATGGAGATAGCTAACAGACTTGGGGTATTAAGTGGTCTGCCTATTCTCCATTTACCTCAGAGAATCGCTATCTCCAAAAGATGGTCAGCTACCCCCAATAATGAGAGAGAAGTTCCATGGACTTCTTGTCACTGACCTAAAAATCCTAGGTAGTCCCGGAGGACACCTAGGAGTGGTGGGAGACTCGATCAAATTAAGCTACTAGGACAGACAGAGCGGATTGCCGTCCGGTTAAAAGCCGTTGACTTAATTCAGATTGAGTCTCCCGTGCTTTCCCGTATCTTCCCCATGGTTCAGTCGGGAGAGGAAGTTTAATTCCCGACCTACTACACATACGGTACTTGCTCGTGGATGGTGAAGGATTTGCACCTTCTAGCTCAAACGATCATGCACTAATCGTAAGGAGGGTGAATCCTATTCGCTATGCACTACGCTCCATCCCTTGAGTAGTTGTTCTCGGTAGACCATGGCACAATTACCAAAGCGGTCTGGACCATTGCGGAAATCGGGAGGGTCGCTACTCCTCAGACGGTACACCATCTGCCCTGTAAGCATACCGCAAATCTCATACGTTCGGCCGATTGTATGGCGTTAGCGGGCTAGGTAACCCGATTTCCTGTCTGGATGAGAGGATTTGAACCTCCAACCACTTGGGTCAAGTGCGCTACCAAATTGCGCCACATCCAGTTGTGTGCGCCTAACCCCTACGCACTTTCCCACCCGCTTAGTGACCAGGATTAATGAGGGGACATTGATCCTACGTGGGATTCCCTGTCTAGGTAGGGATAGGAAGCAGATGTACCTAGGACTTGCAAGGAGTAACAACCCATCATGAGTACTCTTTCTCACTTGCTTGTTGGGAAGCAGCCCGCGCAATCCCGAAATAGTGAGTTGACTCCCTATCCCAAAGTCTTTTAGTTGTCAATTGGTACGTCGGAAAACTGGTCCACCAGTTTCCAAGAAGCTCACTGTATATCGAACTAACTGACCATCTTGATCTTCAGCTAGAAGGACCGCCCCTACCCATCGTTGTCCAGGCTGAGCGTTAATTCCAATCGAATTATCTGGGTGGGAATCCCGCTTGTCATTGTAGAGATGGCCTTCGAACCGTGTGTATGTGGGCTGGTCGAACGTGTCAGGATTCAGCGGGTCCGATGGTGCTACTTCCTCTCCTGGCATTCCTTTCACTCACCTTCCGAGCTGGACACTACCGATTGTACAGCAACGGGGAGGACAGGTTCAAGTACGGGACCTTGAGGAGTAGAAGTCATAATTCTACATCCTTCGTTGCATCCCTTCGGTACTGCCGTATGTAGCTCGTAACGATGCTGATGGATGTAGTAAGTTAGATTAGGGTCTTCCATAACCTTCTTGTATCCCCAATTTACAAAGGCATCCCAAGAGATCCCTCCATAGACATAGGCATGTCGCTCGTCAGTTTCCACGTGGCATAATTCCAATCATAACGTATCCAGCACCAGTGATAGTCATTGTGATATCAAAATTTTCCTGACGCATGAGATGTTGGTATCCGTATGCTAGCATATCAAGATGCTCTACCCAACCAATTCCGAGTGAAGTGTTGGGCATTTCAGTGTCACCACGGTACTCACGATGAGTAACCATGGTATTAGGTTCTAGATTCATAGCAATACCCCATCGTTAAGATGGGCAGGAAGATTCACCAGTTCCTTGACCCACCGAGCTTTTCTCCAGATGGTCTGAAGACGCTCATCGTCAACTGTGTCACGCGCTACGATATCCCAGATTCGACAGTGATTCTTCTGTCCAATGCGCCAGATTCTGTCTTCAGCCTGCTCGTTCTTCGATGGATTCCAATTCCGATCGGTAAAGACTAGCGTGGATGCAGCAGTCAGGGTGATGGAAGTTCCGGCCGCTCCGATAGTACCCACAAAAACTTTCTTCTTCCCCGATTGGAAGTCTGCAACCGTGGCATCCCGATACTTCTGGTTTGGTGTGTCGCCCGTGTACTTTCCTACCGGAATCTTTGCTTTCTGACATCGTGCCTCAACCATATTTGCCATAGCTCGGAAATTGGTGAAGACTACAATTTGCTCTCCGGATTCTATGGCTGTCTCAACCATTTCCATTACGGCATCAAGCTTGGGGGATGGTTCGCCCACTGCAACAATTGGAGAATCCCGCAGACCCTCTTCGAAGTCCTCCCAATCCAGGGAGACCGTACCCATGATCATCTGTTGAAGACGAATGTGCATGGCAATCTTATGGGTGACCACCAATTCTTCTTTCAGCTCACCGACCCGAGCAACCTGGTACTTGTGCATTGCATCATAGTCTTCCTTTTGGCGTGGTGTCAGGTCCACCCAAATCTTGCTGTGTGTCTTGGGTGGCATGTCGTCAACCACATCAGTGAGCCGACGACGAATGTACCATGGTGCCATGAATTCATGAAGCTGATCTATGTTCTTAACTCCGTCGATCACACGGTACCCAGCATATGGGTGAGGGTGCCACCTGATGAAATGGTCATAGAATCGCCAGTAGGATCGGAAAATTGGTTCCTTGGGGTGGAGCCAATTGCCGATGGACCAGAAATCTTGGGGCTTGTCGTCCGCCGGTGTTCCCGAGCATCCAAGCTTGTTCCGTGCCTTGATCTTCTTTAGTACCTCAGTACGTTGTGCCTTCCGATTCTTAGCGTACTGAACCTCATCTGCAATCACCAAATCCCATTCAATCTGGCGAGCCACTGGACCACGTAGGGATTTCTTGCCACTAGGTGTATAAATGACAGTCTTCTCTGCCTGTTCGGGCTTTATGATGTTTCGAAGACGAATCAAAGAGTCCCAATGGACAATGTAATAGTCAAAATTGTGTGCTCCGGTTTGCAATTCCGACTCAAGAGGCTCCCGATCCTCAGGATCAATACGAAAAATCCGATTCGGGTCCACACCCTGGTCGATAAGGTGCCATTCCCATACCGAAAGTCCGGCTTTTTGACAGATAATGAGTGTGCGTTGGTCTCCACCTTCCCGAGAGCGACGTTCCAAGTCGAGAAGGACCGCTGAAAGTGTCTTTCCTACTCCCATTGAGTCACCAATTAGGGTAGCAGGCTTGCCCTTGAACTTCTCGACTACTTGAACTTGATGCTTACCTGCCTTGAGCATTGGGTTTCACCCCCTCTTACTACCCCTTGCTTGTGCACGGTAACTTTCGGCAAGTTGCTTTTTGCTCAATGCATGATTAGCCATGTTACTCGCGCGTTTTGAATTCCCTTGACGATTTGCAATGGCAGCTTCTTTGAGATATTGTTTAGCTTCCCAGTCGGCACGTTTTGCGTAACCCAGAGTACGTAGGTATCGAGTAATGCCCATTCCCATAGTAATCCCTTAGAGTGGGGTCGCCCAAAAGAAAATAACAGTTACAAAACACAATACTACGGCCACCCATGCCCAAACCATGTACTGCCCAGCTCTACGGGCATGGGAAGCCGCTTCCATAGCTGACCATTCTGCCTTTACACTACTCTGAATCGAAGAGTGGGTGACTGCTCGTTCCGTCGAAGAAAACAACGGGTTCTCGGTCTCCATCACTTCCTGAAACTTCCGAAGAACTTTCTTGCCGCTTTGATCTGTCATTATGCCTCTCCACTACTCGTAATCCAGTAGCGAACGAGACGATGGCGTCCAGGGCCACGTTCGCAAGGATGTAATCGGGTATCCCCAGTCTAGCATCCAACGAAAGGGCGTTGATCGTGGCCTCAATCCGGTGGAGATCTTCAATTGAGAGTCGACTCTGAACATCTATTGAAATTGAGCGGCCAGGATCAGACTGCATTGGCCGGCCCCACCATCTCTGACTTGATCCAATGAATCCAACTTCCCCCTTCGATCTTTGTACTCTCCACCAGGCCACGATTTTGCAAAGAACGAATCCTAGAAGAGACCTTGAGGGTAGTGATACCAAGGTTTGCTGCAATTGTGCCACAATTGAACTTCATCTGAGGATTAGCACGAAGGAATTCAAGAATCTTTTCGGTAGTCTCGTCCAACGACTGTCCGTTAGGCCGTTGAGATTCAACGATCCGCAATCGTTCGTCTAAATCAGCTATCTTTCTTTCAAGGTTTGCGAATCTACTGGAGAGATGGTTAGAATTAATGTTGGTAGGGAGTGGTGTGTCTGCATTCATGGTTTTCCTAATTTGGTTTAAGTTAAACGGAACTCTACGTTTTCTAGTTCTCTTACCTCTAGGACTTAATCCCAAGATGGGGTTCCTCTTTTTCGTTTTCTGTTAGGTGCTACCAAGAGACTACCAACCTTAACTCCGAATTACGACTCTCTTAATTTAAACACCTCAACCCTGGGGCGATAGCTCTTAATTTTAAGTC